CTTTTGTGGGCTAATATAGCTCCTTCAATAAATTTATCTTTATTTTTTTCAATGTATGGTATATTTGTAATTATATAATCTTTCATGATAAAAAAATTTTCTACATATTTAACACAAATAAAATATTCTTCAAGACAACAAAAGATTAAAGAAATTTGGCATATTGAAGGAGTTTTAAAAAATAGACTAAATCAAAAATTTAAATTTGATTTAAGACCTATTAAAGATAATGGTAAAGTAGGAAGCTTTAGAACTAAAGCCGATAAGATGGTGTTTGATATGAAAGATCAATGGGTTATCATAGATGTAGAAGAACTACATCAATATATAAAAGAAAATGATCTAAAAGATGTGCATTTACAAAGTTTAATATCTAAGTTAGATTGGAATATAATACTACCAAAATAGGCTAATCTTTATAGATATAAGCTTATGGTGTATAATACAGCCATGTCATTACAAAAAGTAAACTTTCAACCAGGGTTTAATAAGCAAGCATCAGACTCAGGGGCTGAAAACCAATGGGTAGATGGTGATTTTGTAAGATTTAGGTATGGAATGCCTGAAAAAATTGGCGGTTGGACGGAAATCATGGACAAGAAACTTGTAGGAGCGGGCCGTGCTTCACATACTTGGGCTGATTTAGATGGTAGAAAATTCTTAGCTATCGGTACAAACAAAATTTTATATATTTATAATGGGGATGACTACTATGACGTTACACCTTTTGATGCAGATCTAGCAAGAACCGGATGCGACATCACTACAACTAATGGTTCAACAACGGTTACAATTACAACACCCACGGCTCACGACTTAGAACCAGGTGATCTTTTAACTTTTGACAATGCTGGGTCATTTACAGGTGGTCAAACAAGCTATACAGCTACTGACTTTGATGATGTTTTATTTGAAGTACAACTAGCACCTACTACTTCAACCTTTACAATTTTAATGCCTGCTGCTGAAACAGGAACGGGCGCAACAAACGACGGTACTCTTGATAGCAAACCCTACTATAAAATAGGACCCTTACTACAAGCCTTTGGTTATGGTTTTGGTACAGGTTTATACGGAGCTTCTACTTGGGGTACACCAAGAACTACTTCAAATGCGATACTAGATCCAGCTTCATGGTCTTTAGATAATTATGGCGAGTTATTAATTGCAACTATTAAAAACGGAGCTACTTTCTCATGGGATCCGGACGGAGGATCAGGAATAGCAGCTAGAGCAACTATACTATCTGGAGCACCAACAAGATCTGTTATGAGTATGGTATCTGATAGAGATAGACATTTAATTATTTTAGGAACTGAAACAACTATAGGTTCAGCATCAACACAGGATAAAATGTTTATTAGATTCTCAGATCAAGAATCTTTAACAGACTATACTGCAACCTCAGTTAACACTGCGGGTTCATTTAGAATTGATAGTGGAACTAAAATTGTGGGTGCTGCAAAAGCAAAAGATTACGTATTAATTTTAACTGATACCTCTGCGTACCTTATGCAGTTTGTAGGACCTCCTTTTACCTTTAGTATTAGACAAGTAGGTTCAAACTGTGGATGTGTCGGACAACATTCAATAGTATATGCTAATGGAGCTGTTTACTGGATTTCAGATTCAGGTGGTTTCTTTATGTTTGATGGTACTGTTAAAGCTTTGCCATCGCTAGTAGAAGACTTTGTATTTCAAACTAATGATAATGCACCAGGTTTTAATTTTGCTAATGGTTCAGAAATAACTTATGCAGCCCACAATTCTTTATTTTCAGAGATTTCTTGGTTTTACGCATCCTCTACTTCAAGCTATATAGATAGACAAGTAACTTTTAATTATGCAGAACAAACTTGGACTACAGGCACATTAGCTAGAACGACTTTTACTGGAGCTCACTTATTTGATCAACCTATCGCTACAGAGTTTGATGTTAGTTTTACACCTACAACACCAACAATTCAGGGAGTATCGAATGGTGCAAGTCGAGTATTTAATCATGAAATAGGGACTAACCAAGTACTAGCGGATGGCACAACCACAGCTGTTCCTGCATTCATAACTTCAGGAGATTTTGATTTAGATGCTCAGGGTGACGGAGAATACTTTATAAAGCTTAGAAGATTTATACCTGATTTTAAATATATTAATGGTAATGCAAAAATTACAATAACAACTAGAGACTATCCTGCACAAACACAAGGAAGCTCTCCACTAGGGCCCTTTACAATTAACTCATCTACAAATAAAGTAGACACAAGAGCAAGAGCAAGACTTGCTGCAGTTAAAGTAGAAAATGATGGTTTAAATGAAAGTTGGAGATTTGGTCAATTTAGATTTGACATACAACCTGATGGAAGAAGATAATGGCTAAAGTACAAGTATTTTTACCGGAACCACCACAGGAGTTTAACACAGAAACTTTTAGACAAATAAATGCAGCTATTGAGACTTTACAAAATCAATTAAACACTTCTTATCAAGAAGAACAAAAAAATGAACAAAACACATTTAACTATTTCATGTCATGACAATAAGATATAAAAGCGAAACATTTGATTTAACTACGACTAATTTAACTACTATTTTAACATGTCCTGCAGATGCGACTATTCTTGTAAAAACAGTGCAGGCTAGTCATAAGGCTGGAGGAGGTGTGGTCTTAGATACTTATTTGCAAAAATCTGGTGGATCAGACATTGAGATAAGTCATGCAACTTTGTCGGCAGAATTTAAAAATATGATAAGTAATACTTTAAATATGGAAGCTAATGATATTTTAAAACTACAAGCAGGTACAGCTAACGAGATTACAGGAGCTGTAAGCTATGCTTTAATAGATAGATCACAGGAAAATGGCTAAACAAAATTTTTCTTCATTCGTACCTAGAGCAAAACCCCGTAAGCGTCCAAGACGTCATAAGAAGACTCTTAACAAAAGTGAAAAAAGGTGTTATAAAAAATATAATAAACAAGGAAGGGTATAATGGCACATAAAACAGTAATGATTAATGGTAAAGAAGTACCAGTTATTCCAGCTAAAGCGGAAGAAGAAGTTAAGAATAAAAGAACAGGTAAGCTTTATGCTGACAAAGCTGAGTTTGATGCTGATGTGGCTAATAACGACACAGACACTACAGGCGAAGATTTACAAATAAATCAAAAAATAACAGTTGCATCTATGAGTATCTTTGGTAAAACAAAGGTATAATGCAACCAGCAGGCGGTACAGAACTACAACTAGCTTATCTTAAAAAACACATTAACCAAGGTGTGTTTGATTCTGTACAAATTACTACTTCAGTTCCAGAAAAGATTCCATTAGATCCTGTTAAATCAAATATTCTTTGGCAGAAAAATTCTTACGATCAACCTAATATTCATCCTTGGTTTAAAAATAAAGATAATCATTCTAAATATGATTGGTATGTTTTTAATAGTCATTGGAATTACGAAAACTTTAGGAAACATTTTCAAGTACCTGAAGATAGATGTACTGTAATTAAAAATGCAATTGATTATGATGAGCTACAGTTAAAAACAGATTTTACCCCAAAACCTAAAGTTAAATTGTGTTACATTTCTACACCGTGGAGAGGGTTAGAAATAGCTTTAGCTGCTATGGATGCAATTAAAGATCCTGATATAACTTTAGATGTTTATTCTAGTACAAAAATTTATGGTAAATCATTTGAGCAAAGTAATGATGATCAATATAAACCACTATATGAAAAAGCTAGATCTTTACCTAATGTAAATTACATGGGTTATTGTGACCATAAAACTTTAATGACTAAGTTAAAAGATTATGATGTTAATTGTTTTCCTAGTATCTGGGAAGAAACATTTTGTATCTCTGCTATGGAATCGTTAGCAGCGGGTCAGATTTTAATAACCACGGACCTCGGCGCAATACCAGAAACATGCTGCGAGTTTCCAATTTATATACCCTATACTCAAAACAAACCTAAATTATCAATACAATTAGCTGAATGTATTTTAAGAACAAAAGATATTTTAAAACAAGATTTAAGTAACGGACTTAAATTCCAACAAGAATATTATAAAAGATTTTATGATTGGAAATATATAGCAGGACATTGGGAAAACTTTTTGAAAGGAGCTATAAGTGTCAAAAGAAATAAATAAAAACCATTTAATGGTTTGCACACCTGTGCATTCAGACGTATCCATTCATTTTATGAGAGCTTGTTTAGACTTACAAAAGGAATGTATTTTAAATAAAACTAAAGTAACATTTCAATTAATGAAGTCTTCACTTGTAACACAAGGGAGAAACTTACTTGCTTCTTCTTTCTTAAATTCAGATGCAGATCAAATGTTATTTATAGATTCTGATATAGAGTTTTCTACTAGATCTGTTTATAGGTTATTTAATTGTAAGCATGAGATAAGTTTAATACCCTACCCAATGAAACAGAGAACTGATAATAAATTTAGACAAGATTTTGAAGCTAGACCTGATGATGATATAAAAACCATGGGAATGTTATTCCCTATTGAGTTACCAGATACTAAAAACATTACTCCTGTAGACGGTTTTATTGAAGTTAAAAAAGGACCAACAGGTATGATGATGATTAAAAGATCTGCATTTAATAAGCTTATTGAGCATTATAAAGAGTTAACAATAAAACAAAAAACTATGATGAATGGTGAGTTAGTAGATAGACCAAATTATTTTAACTTTTTTGATACTTATTGGAGTCCTAAAGATAAAACTTATATGGGTGAAGATTTCTTTTTTTGTAAGCTTTGGACATCTATTAATCAGAAAATATATGCTTTAGTTGACGAAGAAATAAGCCATATTGGAGAACATCATTACACAGGTAAAGTTAAGGATGAATTCTATAAAATCGGGTGATATTGAAGAATAGCCTTATATAAGTTAAAATAGCATAATAACTGTAAAAAATTATTATGGATCCATTTACAATAGCACTAGCAACCTTCGGCATTCAAAAGCTTAGAGGTAAATCTACAAAAAGATCATTAAGAGACGCTGCAATAGCAGGCGGTATAGGACAAGTTGCAGGTATGGCAGGCTTTGGTTCTACAATGGGGCCTAACATGGGTTCTTTCGCACCAACAGCATTTGGTAACACAGGTAATTTTATAGGTAGACAAGCTGCGATAGAAGCAGGTACAGGACAAGTAGCACAACAAACATTAGGTTCACAAGCATCTCAAGCCGCTGGTGGAATATATGATATGGGGAAAAATTTAATTGGTCAACCTGATAAATATAATAAGGCGGGTACAGAAATTTTAACAGAGGGTTCGGGTTTTAGAGGTTTATCTACAGGTGCACAATTAGGACTAGGTCTTGGAGCATCAACATTATTAGCAGGTGAAGATGAGCCGGTTGAGCCACCTGAAGGAACTAGACAAGAAGATTATGATGCAGCTAAAGTAAAAGCAGATGAGCAGTTACAGGGTATTTTAAATAAATATGATTACGAAGCAGATGCTGCAGGCGTTAACCAAACTCAATCTCCATACAACTATACTGATAATTCTTTGTATTCTTTTAGCAAAGGTGGAATTGCAGAAATAAAAAAATTTAATAAAGGGGGTATAAATTA